CCTCCAGCTTCAGCCTGATGACGGCCGCCAATGCCATGCTCGAAGGCGAAATGAAGTTCGTCAGCCAGAACCCCTTCGGCCCGAACCGGATCATCATGGTGCCGCGGGTGAAGATCTCGCCGGTCGGCGACCTGGCGCTGCTGAGTGAATCCGAGTCGCCCACCTGGTCCAGTCTGCAGATCAACATGATGGTGCTCAAGAAGGGCAACATGGCGCTGGCTTACAACGCAGACGGGCTCCCGGCTCTCGGCACGGCATCGGTGTAACGTATCATGGGAGACACGTTCAACCATTTGTCCGAGCTGGTGATCGAGACGGAAACGCTCGAATACAACGGCATGGTCTTTCAGGTGCGGGGTCTCTCGATCCCGCACCTGTCCGCGATCATTCGCGCGCACAAAAGCGCATTGGAAGAACTGTATTTCCGCGCTGCTGCAGGCGTTCTGCCGGCAGATGTCGAGCAGTTGGTCATCGCCGCCGCCGAGAAGAGCGACACGCTCGTCGCCATGGTCATCGCCTGTGGCATGGGGGATCCCGATGCGATCGAGAAGGCGGGCAACCTGCCGTTGGGAAAGCAGGTGGAGGCCCTGGACAAGATCATCCGCCTGACCATCGCAACGGAGGGCGGCCTGGGAAAGCTCGTAGGGATCGTCAGCGGCGCGCTGGGGGCGATGCAAAAACTCGCACCCCCGCAGACCTGAACGAGTGGTTTGCCGGGCTGCGTCGGCAATTGAGCCTGCTTCTGGATCACGGTCACCCGGACGCATGGCGATACCCACTCTGGTTGGTGATGGAAGAGGCTGAAATCGTGGACAGGCGGATCAACATCCAAACCGCAAACCACTTTTCTCTCCTTCAAAAGACTTTGCTGTCGATCCCGAATGAAAACGTGAAGGCCAGATTCACGCAAACCGTTGCCGAAGAACTGGGTGCCATTTTGAAGGATATGATCGATGGCAACTAATGAGCGGGTAAGCTCTCTGGTCATCAAGGCGCGGGACGAATACTCCCGCGTCTTGGCGAATCTGGAAAAGCGTCAAGGAAGTCTTGCTGCTGCACAGAAACGCGCTTCCGACATCAGCGCCGCAAAGAAAGCGCTTCAGGAGCATCGAGACGCATATCTTGATCTCGAACGACAACTGAAAAATACCTCCGCCGTGCTGACGGAATTGCATGCGAAGAAGCAGCGCAATACAGAGGATTTTTCGAACTACAGCCTTGCTGCCGTCAACCTCGCCGCGCGCCTGAAAGCACTCCGCAACGATACGGCCTCCTATCAGGCGGCCTTGGATCGCGTCAAAGCGCAGCATCAAAGCGGCTTCAAGGCATTCTCCCAGCGGATCGAAGCCACGCGCCGTCAGGAGGAAGCGGCGAAGGCCGCTGCTGCCGCTGAGCAGAAACTCGCGGAGATGACCGCGCGCCGGCAGGCGGTTGAAGCCCAACGCGCGGCCCGGCAGGCTGGAAACGCCAGTGCCTACACCACATGGTCGCAGGGCGTCGATCAGTCCGCAGCAACGCGCGCGGCCGAGATCCAGGCGCGGCAGACGGCGGTGCTGGAGCAACGTCAGGCTCGCCTAAACGGGACCATGCAAAGCGGCTTCGCAACATGGTCCAAGGCGATCGATCGGGAACAGAGACTCGCCGCCGTCCGCGAACGTCTAGCCAACCAGACCAAATCCGGCTTCGCGCAATGGTCGCGCTATGCTGATGCAATCGACCGGGTTCGGAAGTCTGAGGAAAGCGCGACCGCTGCTGCTGAAAAAGCCGCAGCCATTGCAGAGCGCAAAGCCTCAATCCAAGCTCGCCTTGGTCAGCAGGTAGAATCCGGGTTTGCCGCATGGTCCCGCTATGCTGACTCCGTTGGGAAAGTTGTTGTAGTCGATGAACGGGCTATCGCCATCGCCGCGCGCAAAGCCGCGATTCAAGAGCGTCTGAATAACCGGGTCAAGTCCGGCTTCGCGCAATGGTCGCGCTATGTCGATGCCGTGGATCGGGTCAGGACGGCAGAAGAGAAAGCCGCCAGCATCGTCGCGCGCAAGGCGGCAATTCAGGATCGGCTGAACAATTCCGTTCGCTCCGGCTTTGCCGCGTGGTCCAAGGCCGTCGATGGGGTTGATGGGTACTCCAATGCGATCAACCGCAACGTCACGCAACTCAAGCTGCTGGAGACACAAGCCCGCCGCACCCAAGGTGCCATTGGTCCGCTGCAGGCCGAGATCGACAGCATTGCGTCTCCGCGCCAACCGAAGCCCACGGCGCCTAGCGGAAGTCCCGGGCAGAGCGGCGCCAAGGGTGATGCCCAGGATGTTGAGATCTGGGGCCTCCGACCATGGCAGTTGACCAACCTCGGATACCAAATCAATGACGTGGTGTCCGGACTGGCGATGGGGCAGGATGCGGTTCAGATCCTCGCTCAGCAATCCGGGCAGTTTGTCCAGATCTGGCCACAGGTCATGGTGGCCCTGGCCCGCTCAATCCCTGTCATCGCCGGCGTCACGGCTGCGCTGGCGCCACTCATCGTTGCGATGTCCCGCACACGCAAGGAAGCTGAAACCCTCAAGGTGTTTCAGGAGAACCTTGCTCTGCTGGCAGACGGGGCGAACTACAGCGCGGCAGCTCTGGCGCAGGCAGCACGCGGCTTGGAACGGCTTGGTGTGCCGATTGCCGACGCTCGAAAGGGTATCATCGAGCTGACGAAGCTCGGCGTCGACCAAGGCGACATCTTCCCGATCGGGCAGATGGCAGATCGCCTGTCCGAGATCACGGGTGAGGATTTCGCGGATGAGGTGAAGCGGATCGCGCAGGCCTTCAAGGGTGGCGCGGAAAGCGTGCGCGAACTGGACCGCGATCTGAAATTCCTGACCGCAGAACAACTGCGCAACATCTATGCCCTTGATCGGGCCGGTGATCGCACGCAGGCTCTGGCACTTGCCCAAGATGCTCTGAAAACGCGCCTGGACGCCAGCCGCCGATCAATGACGCCATGGCAGAGTGCGGTCAAGGATATGTCGTCGTCGTGGAACGACTTCATCACCGCGATCCAGAAATCTGGCATTATCGAGCTGGCGGCCAAGGGTGTCGATGTTCTCGCGCTTTCGGTAAAAGGTGCCGCCGCTGTTGTGGAGGGTGCTGCGGCAGTCATGACGCCGCCGGATCTGGCGCAGCAGTACGGCAAGCTCAACAAGGAGCGGCAGGGAATCCTTGACGCGATCAGGGAAGCCGAAAACGAAGGCGGCTTGTTCAACGACCTTGGTTTTTCAGACGGCAATTCTGCCTATATGCAGGGATTGCTTGAAGACCTGCAAGATGTCGAAGCCAGAATTGACGAAATTGGCGCGGCTATCCAAAGCAATGCCAAGAAGCAATCCTCCGCAAATGCCGAAGCCGCGGCTGCTGTAAAGCTCGCCGAAGAGGAATTGAAGCAGCGGGAAGACGCGCTGCGGGCCGTTGAAAGCTATCTGAAAGATGTGGAGAAAGACGGCCGCCAAGGCTCCATGTCTGATCGCGAAATCTTCGTGGATAACGCGCTGATCGAAGCGCAGCGGGAAATCAACAAAGGCAAACAGGATGAGGTTGCGCTTGAAGCATCTCTCGTGGATCTCATCAAACAGCGAGCGAACGCAGCTTACGACTTCATCGAACAGGGTAAACGCGACGAAGCCGCGAAAGAACTGACCAAGGATTTCAATGCCCAAGTCGAGGCGCTGCGGGTTCAAGCGGACCTGGTAATGAAATCCAAGCGTGAGCAATTCATTCTCAGCGAGATTGAGAAGGCCAAAGCGGATTGGAAAGAAAAAGACCTCGAACTTGACAAGGAAAAGCTGCGAATCCTTCGGGAGCAGGCCGGGATCACCTTTGATGCTGAGAACAGCAAAGAGGTCACCGATGAGTTTGAGGCGCAGATCAAAGCTCTCCGGACGCAAGCGGCTCTCGTCACCAAGTCCAAGCGTGAGCAATTCATTCTCGTTGAAGTCGAAAGGCTCAAAACGAGCTTGGCGGAACGTGGTCTGGCCACAGACCGAAAGAAGCTGCAGCTTCTGCGCGAGCAGGCGGGACGGACTTTCGACGCGCAGGTTTCCACCGATCTGAACCGGGAGTTCGATGCCCAGATTGACGCTCTGCGGTTGCAGGCAATTCTTGTCACGGAAACCAAGCGCGAACAGTTCATCCTTGCCGAACTGGAAAAGACCAAAGCCGCGTGGGCTGAACAAGGACTGGAAATCGATAAGGAAAAGCTGCGCATCCTCCGGGAGCAAGCGGGCAACACCTTCGACACGCAAGCCTCTGCCGAACTGACCAAGGCGTTTGACGATCAGGTCAAGGCCCTGCAGTTGCAGGCCTCTCTGGTGACAGAGACCAAGCGCGAGCAGTTCATCCTCGCCGAGATCGAGAAGACCAAGGCCAACTGGGCTGAAAAGGGCTTGGAGATTGACAAGGAGAAACTGAAGATCCTGCGCGAGCAGGCTGGCATCACCTTCGACGCGCAGAACTCGGCTTTCACCACGGGCTCATATGGCTCGGTGGTAGACCGCATTGTTGGCGTGGAATCCGCTGGAAAGGCCGACGCGAAGAACCCGGACTCGTCTGCCACCGGCCTTGGTCAGTTCATCAAGTCGACGTGGCTGGACATGTTCCGGAAATACTTTCCGGATCGCGCGGCGTCGATGACGGAAGAAGCCATTCTTGCGCTGCGCTTGAATGCGTCTGAATCGCGCCGCATGATCGAGCTTTACGCGCGCGAGAACGCGGCCGTGCTCCAGCAGGCCGGCATCGCTGTCTCGGATGCTGCCATTTACCTGGCCCACTTCCTTGGCCCGGGTGGCGCCCAAGCTGTGCTCCAAGCTGCCCCTGACACCCCGGTTTCTGAACTGCTTGGTGCCGATCAGATCGCCTCCAATCGTAGCATCCTCGAAGGCAAAACCGCCGGGCAGGTCACCGGCTGGGCAGAGAACAAGATGGGCGTCAGCGACGGGGAAGTCGCGCTGAACGTCCAACTGGCCGAGATCGAAGCCGACCGCCTGAAGACCCAGCAAGATTACCTGGTCGAGTATCAGAAGCGCATCGCCGATCAGCAGTTCGAACTGGATCTGATGCGCGAAGGAGCGCGCGAGGCCGCTATTGCCGAGGCGCTGCGTGCTGAGGAACTTGCTGCCAAAGAAGCCGGGCTCACGCTGACCGAAGCCCAGGTGGCCGAAATCAAGAAGCTGACCGGCGCCACCTTTGACCGGCAGAACGCCGAACTGCGTGTCAATCAGCTTCTGGAAGAACAGGCGGAGCTGGCCAAGGCCTTGGAGACCGCACAGCGCGATGGCGACCTGACCATGGTCGACATCTTGCGGGAAGACATCAGCCTCCTGGAAGAAGAACTGCAGAAAGCCATTGATGCGGCGATTGCCTTCTATGAGGCCATGGGCGGCGAGGGTGCCGACATCGCGATCATGAAGCTGCAGAACATGCGCGATGAAGTGGGGCGGGCATCCAGTGACCTGAAGACCAAGTTCCTCCCGAGCGCGGAAGACCTGAACGAGACCATTGCTGAGACCGGCGCCAACGCATTTGACGACTGGGCGCAGGGGATCGCCGAAGGGGAAGGCGTCTTCGAGTCGTTCGTCAACGCGGTCAAGAAGGGCTTGGGAGAGATCCTTGTCGAACTCGGCAAGGCCATCATCAAACAGGCCATTTTCAACGCTCTGACGGGCGGCAAGGGCGGCACTGCAGGTGGCCTCGGGGGGATGATCTCGGGTGCCATCGGCGGCCTGTTCAAGACGGCGCACACCGGCGGCACCGTGGGCTCCTTGAGCAGCAGCAAGATGGTCAATCCGGCCGTGTTCGCCGGCGCAGCGCGTTACCACGGTGGTGGTATCGTTGGTGAGCGCCTGAAGCCCAACGAAGAGCCGATCATCGCGCTTAAGGGCGAAGAGGTGCTGACTGAGGACGATCCGAACCACTCGAAGAACCGAGGCGGTCGTCCGAAGATCGATCTTTCCGTCAACAACTTCTTCGACCCGGCCGACATGATGGAAAAGGGCTTGAGCACCGCGCAGGGGCAGCAGGCGTTCATGAACTTCGTCAACGAGAACCCCCGCAAAATCAAAACGGCACTGGGGGTCTGAGATGCAAGCGCACCTGGTGCCCAACTGGACCACCTCAGTCCGCGAGACCTATGAGTTCAGGACGATCATCTTCACCTCGGAAAACGGGAGGGAGCAGCGCTCAGCCGATCGCATGACACCGCGACGGCAGATTTCGTTCAGTCCCCAGCTCTATGGTCCCGCACTGCGCCAGTTCAAGAACCTGATGCACGATCGAGGTGCGGCAGAGATCACCATTGCCGATCCGGCCCGCTTCGGCATCAGCTTGCTGGAGGACGCCGAAGCGGGGGCAGAAGAGATCACCGTGGGGCCAGTGGCGCCATGGATGGATGAGGGCATTCAGATCGCCCTGTCAGGCTTTTTCGCGGCCGAGCAGATCGGCCTTGAGGCCGTGGCCGCGGTCAGCAGCTTCAGTTCTGCCTATTCGAGCGGTTTTGGTGGCGGTCGCGCGGTCATCACTCTGGCTACGCCCCTGCAAAGCACATGGCCTGCAGGAACCGAAGTGCGGCCGGTGCTGCGCGGTCGGCTGCCGCAGTCGGTCGACGCCAGCTTCATCACCGACCAGCACGCAGAGGCTGCGGTGACGTTCGCGGTTGACCCACCCTCCAATGTGCCGGTGCTCGCCGCTGGCTTGGAGCATTCGCTTTTTCAGGGACGCCCGGTGCTGCTGGCAAAACCCAACTGGGTGAGCGCCGTCTCGATCCAATTCGATACGGCTTATGAACAGGTTGACTATCAACGCGGCATCATCGCGAACTATCTTCCGATTGAGTATGCTGCGCGAATTTCCCAGTTCAATTACATGGATGTGGCTTCGGCAGATATTGCCAGTCTACTTGCTTTGTTTGTCGACATGAAAGGGCGACGTGGTGAATTCTGGTCACCATCATGGGTAACGGATTTCATTCCAGCGTCTCAAGTGACGAGCGGAGCAACGACATTCGTCGTGCGCGGCACAGACACCTATCACTCATATGCAGATTCCACCGTCAACAACGCCATTGCAATCATGAAAGGCGATGGCTCGTGGATCTTCGCTGAGGTTGAGGAAATGAGCCTTGTTTCATCCGCATCAGGTGGCGCGTTTTCTTCCGGATATTCTGATGGATTCGACGCCCCTTTGTCAGATCAGTTCACGCAGATAACAGTCTCATCGCCGTTCGAAGAAACCGTCGCCAGAAAAGACATTGCAATGGTTTGCTGGCTCAACCTCTGCCGATTTGCCAGTGACACGCTTACGCTCGATTGGCGTAGCGACAACCTGGCGCAATGCCTCGCAAACATAATGACACTTGAAACGAACGCCGTGGAGGAAATGTAATGGCTTTTGGACTTCGTGAAACATCCCGAGCCGACGCATCCCCGGTCAAGCTGTTCCTCTTCAAAGGCACTGATCCGACCGCAGAATCGCTGGTGCGCTCCGTCACCATGATACCGGGTGCCACAGAATTCGGGTATGGTGTGACTCCTGTTGACAAGACTTGGGTGGATGAGATCAGCGAAACCATTTCGATTGATCGCTCTGAACCGTTGAATCGCATTGCAGGAAACGAGGTCACTGACTTCGTGCAATCTGTCAAAGATCTACTGGCGACGTTCCCGCATCTCCAGCACGTCAGCCTTGTCGTCACCTGGTTCGGCACGGACCTGCGCTGCGGGAACTGTACTGTGATCCCGAAGGTCGGCGAGGCCTCTCTTACGACCACTCCATATTCCTGGCGTGTTGGAAACCTCGATCGTGCGTCGGCCGAGGTAACCTCCATATTCACCAATGTCGAGATCCCCGATGGAGACCCCACTTACGAGTCCATCCTAGATGCCATCCTCGATATTTTGAGCGGCGATGCCTACGTGAAAGCCTTCGGCGGCACTCCCTCCGACAGATCTGTCTACGAGGCGATCCAATACCTGCGCGCGGCCGGGCTTCGGGTGACGCTCTATCCGTTTGTGATGATGGACATTCCCGAAGACAACGCGCTCCCCGACCCCTACGGCGGGGCTGAGCAGGCGCAGTACCCGTGGCGCGGGCGGATCACCTGTTATCCAGCCGCCGGGCAACCCGGGACGGTGCAGGGGGCAAGCGCTGCTGCTAACCAGGTTGCCGATTTCTTCGGTGACCATGACCCCGCTGACTTCGGCTGGGATGCCACAAACCTGGCCGTGGATTACAGCGGCCCCGCGAACTGGAGTTATGAGCGTTTCATCCTCCACATGGCCACCCTGGCTGCGGCGGCAGGCGCGAACGACTTCCTCATTGGTTCGGAAATGGTCGGGCTTACCCGGGTTCGCGGAGCCGGCGTCAACAACTACCCGGCTGTGACACATCTCAAGACGTTGGCCGCCAAGGCGCGCGAGATCGTGGGAGAAGACGTGCGCATTTCCTATGCTGCAGATTGGTCGGAATATCACTCGGATCAGTACGGAAGCAATCTCTGCTTCAACCTCGATCCGCTCTGGTCTGATACGAACATCGACTTCATCGGAATCGACAATTACTTTCCTCTCTCCGATTGGCGAGAAGGGAAAACTCACCGTGACTGGTGGGATGGATACACCAGCAACTACGACCCGTTCTATCTGAAGAAGAACGTCGAAGGTGGCGAGTATTTCGACTGGTATTACGCTTCCGAAAGCGATCGCGATACTCAAGTGCGAACGCCGATCACGGATGGTGCGCATTCGAAGCCATGGGTATTCCGGCAAAAGGATATGCGATCGTGGTGGAGCAATCCGCACTTCGACCGCATCGACGGCGAAGAAGTGGGGACGGCGACAGACTGGGTTGCTGAATCCAAGCCGATCGTTTTCACCGAACTCGGTTGCCCCGCAGTGGAGAAGGGCTCGAACCAACCAAATGTTTTCTACGATCCGAAGTCGGCGGAAAGTGCGCTACCACACTACTCGAACGGCCGGCCGGATGCCGCGATTCAGCGCGTGTTCCTTGAAGCCAGTCTGGATTACTGGCGCCCCGGCAACGGGAACAACGAAGACGGGATGATAGAGTGGACCTCTGCCTCAGTCTGGACTTGGGATGCCCGGCCTTATCCGACATTCCCCGATCGCACCTCCTACTATGGTGACGCGCCCAACTGGCGCTTCGGCCACTGGTTGAACGGCAGAATGGTCCCGGGCCGCGCTTTCGAGAGCGGAACCTTCGGCCCCTATGCCTTCACTGATGGGGAAACTGCCATCGAGCGCGCCGGCATCACCTTTGAGCCGTGGCCGATCAAGCACAGCGACATCGAGTCCTCGGGCGACCTCGACAAGTCGACTCTGACCGTCTCACTGGCCAACCGGGGCGATCTGATGGGGGAGTTCAACGCCTTCCCACCTTCCCAGGTGGTCAACCTCACCATCTTCCAGGGCCACGCTGAAGACCCGGTGAGCCTTACCAATCACCCGGCAATCTGGCTCGGCCGTGTCAGTGCGCCGGAGATCGAAGGCAACGAGCTGCGCTTCGCCTGCACGCCGGTCAGCACCACCATTCAGCGCCCCGGGTTGAGGCGCAACTACCAGCTCGGCTGCCCGCATGTGCTTTACGGCCCCCAGTGTCAGGCAAGCAAGGCGGCGGCAACCGTGGAAGCCGTGGTGGCGTCGATCACAGGTTCCATGGTCACGCTGGAGGAAACCCTTGGCACGGGGTTCGCGAACTTCATCGGCGGCACCCTTGAATGGACGCGCTCGACCGGGCAGCGCGAGATCCGGACGATCCTGAACACCAACTTCGACGGCACCACGTTGGCCATCCGAGGCGGCCTGCGCGGTCTGACGGTGGGCGCCACGGTCTACGCTGCGCTGGGATGCCCGCGCAACATGAGCGGCTGCATCTCGCTGCACAACAACATCCTGAACTTCGGCGGACAGCCATTCATCCCGCTCGACAACCCCCTTTCCCAAAAGGTCCAGTTCTACTAAAAGCACTTTAGACGGGAGTTTCACCTTTGGCGTTCCAGCTCATCCCCTTCCTGATACAGCTCGCCATCGGCTTCGCGCTGCAGGTCATCGGCTATCTGCTGATGGGGAAGCCCCGCGCCGAGAAATCCGACGCAGCCACTGACCTGGAAAACCCGACTGCGGAGGCGGGACGGCCGATTCCCGTGCCCTTTGGCGAGGTCGAGATCACCGGCCTCAACATCATCTACTACGGCGAAAAAGGGACGCACTCCTACAAGGTGAAAAGCTGATGGAAGACGACGACCCACTCATCACCGCACCGGAAGCCAATAGGCTGTTCTGCTCGCCCGGCTTGCTACGATGGGCCAGAGAGCGCGACCTAGATTTCAAGAAATTCGTCCGTGAGGGCATCCGCGCATCAGAGCTTCGCGCGCTGGGGGAGCATGCCATGGTTGACCGGATCCTCGAAGCGAGGATGAAAAACAATGGGCTCTAAAAGCGGCGGTAAGATCAAGGTCAGCGAATACAGTATGTCGATGCACGTTGGCATCTGCGCTGCTGGTGAAAACCTCGAATTGCTCAATGTCAAAGTCGGCGAAAAGGTCATTTGGCAGGGCGCGCAGAAGAACCGTGACGTTTTCAAGATTGATCTGCCCGACCTCTTTGGCGGAAACAAGAAAGAAGGCGGCGTTCGCGGCGCGCTTTGGTGGCTGAACGGCGATCGCTCGCAGACGCTACCAGCGCCACTATTTCAGAGGCTCGGTCTGACAAGATCCACTTGCCCTGGGTTTCGCGGGCTTGCTTCGATTTTCTTTACCGGCTTCTTCGGAAACAGCATGAGCGAAGGTGACCGGCTGCAATGGCCGGGTTATGCTGATGTCGGCGGCTCCCCGCCAATTCCAGAGGTCGAGGAAGAGCCTCAATATGATGATGACGGCAATCCGGTCATCAGCTACATCAAAATCGAAGACAACACGTCGACCGCCCGTGGTTTTACATGGTGCACCAATAACCCCTATCTGAAGACAATCTCCGCACGGGTGCGCAGACCTTCTGAGGGGTTGAATCCATCTATTGCATTAATCCAGATCCAAGACAGCTCGGAAGGTATCGAGCAATTCGCATCCAACCCCGCACACATCATCTTCGAGTGTATGACAAACCGAGATTGGGGAATGGGTGAGAGCTACGGCGCAATGAACATCGGCTCTTTTGAGGCTGTTGCGCAGACACTTTACGACGAGAACTTCGGAATCAACATCCTCTGGACTCGACAGTCGAAGATTGAAGATTTCATCGGTGAGATCCTTGGTCATATTCAAGGAGCGCTTTACCCCGATCCAGCGACCGGAAAGCACACGCTGAAGCTGTTGCGGGCTGACTACGACTTCAACACGCTGAAAATTGTGAACGAGAGCAACGCCAAGCTCTCGAAATTCAAGCGGAAAGTCTGGTCCGAAATCTCCAACGAAATGACGGTGACTTGGACCAACCCGGAAACTGGAAAAGAGGAAACTGTCACGGTTCAGGATAACGCCGCAATCGCCATGCAAGGCGGTGTTGCACCTGATTCCAGAAACTACCACGGCATTCCAAACCAGCAGCTTGCGATTACTGTCGCCGAGCGCGATCTTGCTGCCGTGGTGCACCCCATTGCCACCTGTGATGCCACTGTCTCACGGGAACTTTGGGAAACCGTGACGTTTGATGTCGTGCGTCTCCAGTGGGCAAAGTATGGCATCGCGGACGTGGCATTCCGAGTTGCCTCGGTGCGCGCTGGTGCAAACAATCGCACCGTTATTCTTTCGCTCTACGAGGACATTTTCGCGCGGGCGACCGCCAGTTACCTTCCGGAAATCGACACCGGCTGGGTCAACCCCTCGCCGCTGCCGACTGAAATCGCAGACTATTACCTTGGCACCCTGCCTGCCTTTATGCAGACGGCAGCCTTGCAATTGAACGATCCTGCTGAAATCGTATATCCAGAGGCAATGACTGCCGTTTGCGTGGCGCAAAACACACTTGGGGACGTTGGTTACAATCTGTTTGCGAACACGGTCAACGTGAACGGGGAAACGGTCCTGAGCAATCTCGGGCTGCGAAGCATGAATAGCTACTGGGAACTAAGCGCCGCCATTCCCCAGGAAGCAATGACGACGATCCGGGGAATGTTCGGGTACAAGGGCATTCTCCCCAACGTGGGCGATTTCGTTCTGTTCGGAACCGAGGACGCTACTTCGGAAATCGCTGTCGTCACCGCGATCGACGCAGTGACAGGATACACGCTGGCGCGCGGAGTTCTGGATACCACCCCGAAAGAATGGCCGATCGGGACGCCCGCATTCGTCATTTCGGAACTCACTGAGGTTCCCGACAGCAGCCGGTATTCCGCAGGTGAAGAGGCAGTTTACAAATTCCAGACCATCACGCCGCGGGGCTCCATCCCACTGGCTGATGTCACGGCGCTGACCGAAACCCTGACCGACAGGCCCCATCGCCCCAATCGGCCCGCCAACGTGCAGATCGAGGGAGTTGCCTTCGGCACGTATGAGATGGGCGCGGCTGCCAGTGCAACTGTGACATGGGCAAACCGAAACAGGACCACCGAAGCCACGCAGGTGCTGAAATGGACGGACGCTTCGGCTGCGCCCGAGGCAGGGCAAACCACGGTCATAGTGATCACCGACACATCCGGTGACTTGGTTCGGGAGATTTCGGGACTGACCGGAACCTCTTATGAACTGACTCGTTTGGACCTCAGTTTCAACGCTGCCGTGGATGTCACGCTCTATGCGGAATGTGACGGGTTGCGATCGCTGCAGGGGCACACGATCCGCGTGGAGCAGGACTTGGAAATTCTCACCCTCTCCGGCGACGAACTGGGGAATGATCTGGCTTTCTCCGGCGACGAATTCCCGGGCAATCTTGGAGTGATCTGATGGCTGACAAAGAACTCGGCGACCTGACTGCAGCATCGGCGCTCTCGACCGCTGACCTGTTTTACATCGTGCAAGGCGGCAACAGCCGCAAGCTGACCGGCGCGCAGATGCGCACCTTCATCGACGGCCGCGACACGCGCCAGCTCATCACCTTGGGTGCGCAGGGTAGCCTCCATGTCTCCGCCGTGGATCAGCTTGTGACGCTTGACGGCGCATCCGTTGCAGCCACAGCCATGCTGCCCGCCCGCTCGATCCCCATCTGCGTCACAGCCTACGTGATCTCGACGCTGACCGGGACGCTGACCTCCTTCGACGTGGGTATCGCTGGAGAAGTCGGCAAGTTCGGCGCTACGCTGCCCCTCGCGGCCGGCAGCAACAACGTGGGCGTCGTGCCGCCCTTCGCTGTCTATGCGGATACTGACGTGGTGGTGACCGCCAACGGCGGCACTGGCAGCGGCAACACCGACAAAATCCGACTGGTGGCCTATTATTTCGAGTTCGTTGCACCTGCGGCGTGATATACAAGGCAAAGGTGACTCTCTGGTATGCTGCGTGAGAGTTTAAGGCGGGCGGGAAAACCATGGGGCCGACATGCACGATCAACATCCACCGGGGCCAGAGTTCTGGCAAATCATCAAACTCTGGTCAGGGTTGATCCTGACCTGGTTCGCGGGCGCGTCTGGACAAGTCGCCCTCGCTGGCGCCGCTGGAGGACTCGTCCGCTGGTGGCTTTCGGAGAAGCGGAAGCTCCTGGCCGGAGCAGGCAGCGTGATCACGGGCGCATTGTTCGCCCAGTATTTCGCTCCGATCACGCTGACCATCCTCGAAAAGTGGATCGGGCCGCTGGGCGAGGGCAGCTTCGCGACTGCAGCTTTTGCCGCGGGCCTCGGCGGCATGAGCATCGCCAAAATCATCCTGGCAGCGATCGAGGCAATGAGCAGCAAGATCGGAGGGCCATCGAATGACAAAGCGTGAAGTCGGCCTGGCGGGCATGTCAGCCGCGGCCGCGCAAGCCAAGAAGGAGGGTCGGCTTTGGTTGGTGTTCACGCCGCTGCTGGTCCTCCTTCTGATCATCCTGCCCCTGCTGGATCACCGCGACGATTGCCGCGACCGGATCCATTGCTACGGCGCTGGTTCGTTTCACAAGGGAGACATCGAATGACATTTTACGTTGGGTCAGGCGAACGCCTGGACGACATCGACATTCCTCGCATCGGCCATCGCATCGGCGTCGGCGAGGATGAGATCCACGCAGTGCTTGACGTGGAATCCCGGGGGCGCGGCTTCGACAGTCAGAACCGCGTGGTCAATCTATATGAGCCGCACATCTTCTACGCGCAGCTCGGCCCAGGCGCGGCCCGGGATGAAGCCGTGAAGCGTGGGCTCGCCTATTCCTCGTGGGGCCAGCAGAAATACCCGAGCGACAGTTATCCACGGTTGCTGGCGGCCATGGAAATCGACGCCAATGCCGCACTGCGATCCTGCTCCTGGGGCCTCGGGCAGATCATGGGGTTCAATGCCAAGGCTGCCGGCTACGCCGACGCGCACGCCATGGTTAAAGCGTTCGCCCAAGGCGGTGAGGCTGAGCAGCTTGATGCCATGGTCACGTTCATCATCAACAGCGGACTCGATGACGAACTGCGCCGGCACGACTGGAGCGGCTTCGCCCGCGGCTACAACGGCCCGGGCTACGCGAAGCACGGCTACCACACCCGCCTCGCCGAGCGCTTCCGCTGGTGGCAGGGCAAGCCGGACACGCCGTGGACGCCCGATAGCTGCGGCTGCGTGTGCCCCTCGATCGATGAAATGAACGAGGTGGCGTGATGGCACGCATTGGTCGAAAATTGCGCTCGATCGAAGGTGGTCGGGTCGCGTTCAAATGCCCGGGTTGCAATATGATGCACCAAGTTGGCGTCGGCACCGGGCCGGGTCCGCGCTGGGGGTATAACGGCGATCCGGACAAACCAACTTTCACGCCTTCCATCCTTGTCACAACCGGGCACTTCGTTCAGCCCAATGGAAAGCACTGCGACAAATCCGGCGATCCGGATTGGCCCTGCGATTGCATGCGATGCCACAGCTTCGTTACGAATGGGCAGATCCGCTTTCTACCCGACTGCACGCACGCCCTCGCGGGTCAGACGGTTGATCTGCCCGACATTCCCGAGACAGCAGCATGATCCGCTATGCACTGATTGCGGCCCTTCTTGGCTGTCTTGGTCTTGGCGCCTATGCGCTCCTGCAGGGCGAGCAACTGGATGCGGCTGAGGCTGATGTTGCTCGCCTGAAGGCGTCTGTGGCAGCGCTGGAAGAGCAGGCGGCCCAGGCGCGCGCGGCTGCTGAGGTGGCAAAGGAGACGGCCGCGCGGGAAGCAGCTCGTGCGGCCGCAATGAGCAATGTTCGTGAGGCGTTTCGAAATGGAGATTTCGATGAAGAGCTTTCCCCTGATTTTCTCGATCGTCTTCGCGATCTCGGGCTGCGCTGAGAACGAGCGGACAGTCTACGTGACGCCTGTCGTCCCGGAGTCGCTGCGGCAGACGGTACATGTTCCCAAGCGAGACGCGCGCACGCTCGCAGATGTCGGGATCCTGCTGACCGACCACGTTGAAGCCTTGGCCACCGCGAATGGCCGCATCGAGAGCATTGATTGCATTCTCGATGCGGCTGAGGCGCGGGCGGAGCCTATGTGCTGATTTCTTCGGAGAGCTGCTGCGCGAAGCCGATCTCGATGGCTCCCCACTTTCCAGCGCGCACCTGAGCCTCCAGTGTCCTGCTCAGCAGGAGCGGATACCCATCCAAGTGCATGCGCATGAAAAGCGCGTTGCAGAAGGACCGGCCGAGGGCGCAGTCTTTCCCGTAATCGCCGCTGCGATGTTTCTCAACATCCCAGTTGGATTCAATGGAGCCGTTTGCGTCAACCCGTACAAACGGGAGGTGGTCGTGTTTCGTAACGGACATTGGTTGATTCCTTAAAGGAGAAGTTCGTTAAAGCTCATACTGGCTAATGTTTCGTTAACTTCCGGAAACCTTTGGTAAAGGAACTCCAAGTAACTCGGTTCGGCCTCCATTAAGACACATTCGAAACCTTCCCGACGAGCTGCCTCAGCGGTCGTGCCGCTGCCTGCGAATGGATCGAGGACAACGCCGCCGGGCGGAGTGATGTGACGGATCAAATATTGCATCAGCGCGATAGGTTTTACCGTGGGATGCTTAGAACCGCCGCGATCCAGCTTACCCGCTTTGCTGTGGTAGAACAGGGTATTACCACGGTCGGTGTCGATTTCTCCAAGTGCGATTGCCGCCTCATAATCTTCATCTGTGAGCGGGAATTGGTGGAAGAATCGGGCGGCTGATCCGGAGTCGTTACGCGCTGGATGATCGAGGGCCGGACGCATACCTCCGAAGATACCATTTGGACTCTGTCGCGTCTTCGTGTGCGCCTTGAGATCGCCTTGTTGCCCCTTACTCTCAGGAAACATCGCCAGCACCTCGGGCGAACCGTCGAGAAGGAGATTGCCGGGATGGCGACCTTTCTGGCTCGGTGTGACCACTCGCCGGTCAGTTTCGGTTGGGAAAATATGACCGCCGTTTCCGCCGTTGATTTCGCTGCGTAGGTGCGGATTCAGGGCTAGATTGCCACCTTCGACTGTTACATGCGGAACGCGGCAATCATCCACGTTCATCGCACCAAGGCCATGCCGCAAAAGGTTCTGCGGACCATTACCTTCCATGGGTCTCTGGCCGAGATAGATCGGCTCCATTACCGGTTTCTGTGTCTGCGTACCATATTTCCAACCACTCCAGCGGGCGGCCTCATCAGAAGCCGGAACATACTCACCCGGCTGATATTCACGTCCGTTATCCTTGATCCAAGATCCGGTGGTGTGCTGGTCTGCACCTGGGATCATGCGCTTCACGGGCGCCCCGCTCGGCACCACTTCACCAGAGAGGCCGAGATGCTTGTCGATCGCTTTGGCTGCGTCGTGAGCCTTGGGCATCCCTTGGAAATTTACCCACCCGTGCATGGGGTGCATCACGAACCCGGCCATCTCCATGGCGCAGGCTTGCCAGTGGCCGGTGCGACTGCCGCTGAACGCAAAGACGTAGCCGCCCGGCAGCAGGATTTCGTAGATCAACGCCCAAAACTCGGGGTCGCGCTCGATGCCGGTGCCATCCCAGACTCGGCCCATGAAACCCTTGCTCGCGCGCGAAAAAGCGCCGTCCTTGCCATGCTTAGCGGGGGCGGCGTTCACCTTGCCGAACCGTTTAACCACGCTGACGAGGCCGTAAGGCGGATCGGTGACCACGGAGTGAACCCGGCGACCTTCTGCGATCATTCGCCGCAAACTTTCCCGGTTATCTCCCGGGATAATTGATATTGTGGACACGTTTCCGCCTCGCTTTGAAAGATCAACCCTCGGGCTTCGGTTTCGGCTTCAAAGGCCGCAGCGTGCCGTGAATGTCCTCCGGCTCAGTGACGCTGTTGCTGAAGACGAAATGGCGCTGTCCCATCAGGTTCTTCTGGGTGTAGATGCACCAGCAGTGCTCAAGCCAAACCCAATCGCCGTTCCGCATTTGTCTGGGGAAAAGGCAGAAGACCCGATGCCATTTCGACACCCGCTCGATCCACTGTTCCTCGGTTTCGCCGCGCCACTTCATGCGGCCGCCTCCAGCATCTTGCGGTGCTGATCCCAACCGGTCAGGTTCCCCCACAGGTCCGTGCCTTCATCGCCTGTCAGACGCGCCTGATGCTCGAACGGGCTCATGTGCTTGGACTCGAGCAGCCGCTTGGCCAGCGCGAGGTCTTTCTCGATGTCCGGCGCGGTGCCGTCATGGTTCAGATAGGACACCCGGGCGCACCGGGCAGCGCTGATCATGGCGAAGGTATCGAAGTCGTGCCAACCGCCCGTTTCGTTCTTCGCCCAGATGGCTTCCGCATCGGACTGCGTGAAGTAAGGCAAGTGCCATGTTTGCGTGGCAGGCTTGCTGCCCGCAATCGCATCCCGCATTGCCTCGGCCAGTGCTCGCATGGTCGGATCGGCGTCGGGGTGGCAGCGAAGGTCGAAGAAGTTCTCCCATTCCGTCGCGGTCACGATGATGCTGATGTGCCCGAAAGGTTCGAGCAGCCGGTTGACGATCTGCTTATGGTAGCCTGCAGCTGCGTAAGCCTGGGCCACCCAAACGGCGTTGTCACGGGCCACCAGCCATGCTGAAGCTGCGCTGTGCGGAATCATTTCAGTGTCGTCGCACAAGAGCACCGGATTCGTACATTCCTCACCGGCCTGCATCCCCGGCTTGTTGCTCCCCCAGGCCACGGGCATCGCCGGATCGTCCAGTACGTCGCGGATCATGCGTTCGATCGGAGTGGCCCGGCTGCTGCTGGCGTTGCGGCTCAGATCCTTGTCGTCCATGAACGAGATTTCCTGCAGGAACTCGTATTCCGCGTCATCAATGTTAATGACGCGGTGCGTCTTGGCCTCGGCGTGAATGAACCGGGGATAGCGGCATTGAAGCGTGATGAGATCGGGGGAATTTGCAGCTCGGCTGTGTGCGATAACTTTGGCGGAAATGGTCATATCACAGCCCTCCGAAGGTTTTGATGAGCCAGCCGAAGCCGAGCGCAAAGAGTGGCACGAATGCAGTGAAGGTAAGCCATTGAGCCGCTTTTGCTGTCGAATCCGGATTATCTGATTTGTCGTAGTCAGGCTTACCGATGAGCAGCGATAGCGTAAGCAGCAATCCCCACATGAGAAAGAATGAAGGTGCTGAAGTGCCAAAGGCGGGTGTGACGAACCACTTCCATAGGATCAGCGTGACATATACACGCCAAGCCGACAGAGGAACGCAAGCACAGATTATAAGGAGGTGAATCATATCAATTCCATTTGCTGAGGTTGTTGGAAAGGCGGTTTATTTCAGCCAACCTGGGCGCACGCAGCGCAAACCACTGGTTGTTTCTTGCGAAGTCTTGAATGCCCGTGCTGCCAAGCCTCGGCAAAGCACCATGCGTTGTTCATCAGTGAGATGACCGAGGCCGTGCAGAACCCGACCGGCCAACTCCCCGAGGGCATGAAGTACGTGCCCCGCGTCTTTGCCTTCACATACCTCCGAGAAGTCTTGTAACAGCATCTCAACTTCGGTCGGCAACTGAATAGGTGTTTTCGACGCCTCGCTCATGTGATTTCAGCTCCTGTGCGGGATGCACGATCACTTGCCACAAACACCGTGCGTTCCGCCCGGTCGCGAGGGCCGATGTCGCTCCCTTTTGCTTTCGGCATTCTTTCGACAGCATATTCAAGCATCAGCTTCAATTGCTGCAATTCGGCGTTGCTGAAAACCAATACAACGCTGCTTGCGTGTTTGACGTAAGAAGCCATCATTCAATCCATGACGTATTGAATTGGTATTCAGCAACATACTGCGGATCATGCGATTTTCGATAAGCAACGACATGGTGCTCAGCGATGGGGCGCAGTTTGAAGAATGCCGCATCTGCAGGAACTTCTGCGTCAATCCAACGCCCATCCGCGTTTGGTTCCGCGTCGGGCACAATTTTCAGCGAAACTCGTATCATCTCATTCTCCCCAGAATTTCTTTCTCAATTTCTCAGCCAGCGCTTCCCCAGCTTTGCCAATTTCGCGAATTACCAAGATCACGGCGATGAAAGTCATCAGCGACACAAAGCCGTCAATGATGAGTGACAGCGTGTCCATAAGTCATCACACCAGCAACGCCGTGAAATTCGTCGTCTTCGCCGGGTATTGGTGTTCGGCGGTAAACTTGCGCTCAGCGGATGCCATGGCGGAAATGGTGCTGTCTCGCATCTCACCGATGGAGAAGAACGCGCCATTTCGCGCTTCGCAAATCCAGGTGTTTGGCGCCACCAATCGAACAATCAGCAGCGAGGGCTTCATACCAACAACCCCACGATCTTGGGTGTCTCGGGTTCAGGCTCAGCGATTTCACCGAGGCAGGAAGTCAGGGCTTCTGCCAGTGTCGGCGCCCACTTTCCCCGCGTCCATTCCAACTGCACTTCGTTGGCCTTGATCGAGACCTGCCACATGCCGCGCTCGGTCTCGCGTGTCGGCTCATCGCGCATCGTGTAGACCGGCGACGAGATCGACAGCTTCTCAATGCCGCGCGTCAGCAACAGGTCTTCAAGCTGCTCGATCGTCGTCATACCAGGAGATCCGTGAAGGATTGCGCGGGCGTTTCCGCCTCGACCGGCTCGGGTGCGTCTTCGAAGTCCGTGGCGCGCACCTTAGCAGGTGCAGCCTTCAGCGCGGCCTCAAACGCTTCGTCCAGTGTGTCTGCCCATTTGTGGACGGGGATGCACTCGCACAGCGCGCCGGGGCTGCTGTAATAGATCGACACCAACGCTTTCCCATTGGACCCGACACCGAAAGTGATCGAGGTGATTTCGTGCTCTGCGAGGATCGAGGCCAATGGGGCGAGCGTCAACATGCTCACACCAGCAGGTCGAAGGTTGCAGGGGCGGGCGAGGGGGCAGCGGGCTCGTCCAGGAGCAGCAGGCCCTTGGGCGCCTCAGCAGCGGGGCTCACCTGCCGCACGCCGTTCTCGTCCTTGTAGGGCGCAGGATCTGCGGCCGGCGCGTCATAGGTCAGCAGACCCGTTTCCATGTTCAGGCTGATGCCGGTCTCATGCTTCTCGCCTTCGGGGAAGATCTCCTTGAGCACTTCGAGCAGCGGTCCTTTCATCAGGGACAGCGTGACCGGCCGTCCGGCCAGTGTGGTCTGCAGGGTGATGACGCCCTTGGTCTTGCGGATGCCGCCGCGCAGCGCAGAAAGTTGCATGTGATTGTCTCCATAAAAGTGAAAGGTGGATCAGACCAGGAGGCCCACTGCCTCGCGGTACATTTGCTCAACGGATTCGAATTCGGCCAAGGTGTCAGGGTCAGTCTTGCGATCTCGGATGACCTTGCGCATGACCTTGACATCGTAGCCGCGCGCCTTGGCCTCAGCGTAGATCTCGCGCTTGCGATCCTTGATGTCCTTTTCCTCGGATTCCATCTGCTCGATCTGCTCGATGAACTGGTTCAGCTCTGAGGATGTATGGGAGCCGCTGTTGTGCCCGATGTCGCTCATGATGACTCCTTATCTTTGACATTCACGTTAGACGTGACTTGAACGCCGGTCAAGACGCTCCTGCATGAACGTGAGCACATCTTTGCCGTAGTTCAGGCGTTCGCCGTTGTGGTGCTGAATGGTGCCGAATTCATCTTTAAACTGGCACACCCAACCACGTTCTTTGCAGATCTGCTGCACCAGTCCATAGTTGATCCCAGTGGCTTGGGAGATGTCGGTATAGGTGCATTGCCAGTCGACAGATTTGCCGAGGCGCCAGATCATGAAGGCGCGAGCTGCTTTGTAGAACGGGCGATTGGCCATCAGTCGCACTCCCAATGGTAACCTATCTTGCCGACACACTGGACTGCGAATCCTCTGTCGAATGCCTCTTTCATGAGGGTGCGGTGGGTACTGTGAGCCGCCAGAAACGGTGGGATCGTGCAGATAGATAGAAAAACCGCTACGACAAACGTCTCTTTCCAGACGCGAATTTGATGTTCGGTCATGCTTCACCCACGCTACCGACGATAGCCAACCACTCGTTTTCATCAACCACGGGTACATTCAACTCCTTCGCTTTGGTGAGTTTGCTGCCTGCCCCCGGTCCTGCAACAAGGAGATCGGTCTTCGCGCTTACACTGCCGCTGACTTTTGCACCAAGTGCTTCTGCCATTGCTTTGGCTTGCGATCGGGTAATCGATTCAAATGTGCCCGAGAATACAACGCACTTACCCTGCAACCACGCCTGGTTAAGCTTGCAGCCTTGCAGAGCCGGAAGAAGAATATCGCGCAGCGCTTGCTTTACACTCTCGGTTATTTTCTCCGCCAATTCCGGATGGTGAAAGTCCAAGAGAGTTGCACCAGGGGCCTCAGACTCCGAAACTGGCTCATTGGCGATTTTCAGGATGCGGTACCACTGATCCGGGGTGATGCGGTGGCATTCTTCGGATTCGTAACCGCTATCCGAAATCAGCCGGAGATGCAGGTTTGCAGCTTTTTCCAAAGTCGTCATGCGTCACCGCCTTCCTCTGCCAGAGAGCGCAGAGCGGCGCGCCATGCCTCGATCACGGCTACTGGTTGAACCTTGCTGTCGCGGCCAAGGTGGGCTTTCACCGCCGCGAGTTTGGCCTCAGTAGGCATGGCTTCATGCGCGGCCAAAAGCACCCGCGCCGCCTCCGCCACCGTGACAACGGGGGCCACATGGGAATTGCTCAGCCGCGCCGCCTCTGCCACCGTGTCAGTGGGCTGGTGAGGCTGCCACGCGCTATCTCTGGGGATCAGATGGATAGGCGGCCAACCAGTGAATTTTACCCAACCCGACTCGATTTGAGGACGGTGGTCAACGATTGATATTTGGAAGACCGTATCCATTGCTGCGTGTGTGAGCCTGATTTCAGCTTCCGCCTTCATGTCGGCGTAGGTTTCCATAATCAGATCCAACTGCCGCCGGATCTCGGCTCGCCCTTCTGGCGTGGCCATGTCGGGCCAAAACTCTGCGATCTGAGCATCGCTGATCAAATGTGCGTCGGTCATTCAACTTCTCCAGGAACAGGGCCGCTTTTCTTTCCCCAGCACTCGGAGGAACACACCCATTGGCCCGAGGTGAGTTCGCTGCCATGGCCGTCACCACCCTGCTCGGGCTCACGGGTGTCCACGGTGCGACCACAGACGCAACACCTGCCAAGCCACTTTGGATCGAGGGCGAATGGGTTGATGTCTAACAGCGCAGAGGACACACGCATTTGCGCTTGCTGACGAACGGGGCCGTTTGTCGGGAACGAGGCGGTGAAGAGAATCTGCGTTCCTTTTGGGGCTCTCCAGCCGGTGCACATGCCAGTGGTAACCACCACGGTTTTACCTTGGAGAAGAAGCGCATGGGCATCTTTGGCATCACGCGATTCAACTGCCCCTAGATGCTCTACAAGGTGACGCCTTTCAGCGAGCAGAGTGGTGAAGATCAGGGTGCCGCTCATGCTTTCGACTCCTCGACTTCTGCCACCGCGTCAGCGGTCGCATGGGAATTGCTCAGCCGCACCGCCGGCCACCCCAGGACATCGACGCACCGCGCCACGAGGCAGGTCGGGCAGAACATGCCGTTGCCGCCGTCGCCGGAGACCTGGGCGAAAAGGTCATCGGGCAGCCATGTGTCGTGCTGAACGGGTGCACCGCAGGACTGGCAGGAGGGGTGATCAGCGGCGCACGTTGCTTTCTCGATCAGGCTGTGCAGGCGGTATTGCACGTAATCATCCGCTGTGGCGCCCTGACAGCCGCACATTTGACCATCGCAGCAGATTCTGCGGCTAAGGTTATCGTCTCCCTTAAACGCTGCTGCCGCCTGCTCCAGCGCCTGCCGTTTCCCCTTTGCCAATACCTTCGCCATTGCGGCGTTATAGGCTGCAGTGGCGTCGTCTGGGGTGCGGGCAAGGAGGGCTTTGGCAGATGAATGCAGCATGAAGTTGGCTTTTGACAGGATGTGGTCCGGCTGCCAGTCGTGCGGCCATGCGATCCGCGCCGCGTCCTGATATGCCGCAGCGACAATGGCGAGGGGGTCGGGGGTGTGATCCGTGGTCATGCGCGCGGCTCCAGAGAAAATCCAGGGTATTTCGCCCGGCAATCCGCGCGAACCTGATCAGCTTCTTGGTTCTCTCCGTAGTCACAATCACTGCACTTGGAACAGATGTTGACCGGCACGGAGCAACCACATCCATCGTCGCATCCGGCTGTTGCCGCGCCGTGGAAAACCCAATCATGGCCATATTCACTACAGGGGCCTGCGGCTATTTCCCTGCGAAGGCGAGCGGCTTCGGCCTCAACCTTTTCAAGTTCATCTTGGAGGTTCATGATTTCGACTCCCCGGAAGATGGCGGCGTCACGGCGTCAAGCGCCTCGCAGAAGTTGTACCAAGCGGTGTTCCCGGCATTGACGATCTGGTATTGCTCGCCGTGGATCACGTCCATGCCAGCGCGCGACCGCTCCAACATGTCGTCACGGAGAGCCTGCGCGGCGGTGCGGAGGCAGGTCAGATCGTCTTCCACCTTGCTATGGGCATTGGCGCCGACCTGGACGGCTGCGATCAGGTCTTTTTTCTCGATCTGCAGTCGATCACGCTCGGCCTCCAAGGCTTCGGCGCGGGGCTTGTACTTCCGAGCCTGAAGCGCGACGGTTATCGCTGAAAGCCCAGTGTCACCAACGACAGCCTTTTCCAGCGCGCGAAAATTTTCCGACCATTCATCGGCCGATCGCTGCGTTGTCCCCAGCGCGATCTGCAACCGTTCAACCTCGGCGTCGAGATTTTTGTTGCGCGACGAGAGGTCTTCGACAATCGCGCGCCACGGTTGTGGGATCGCCGACAGAAGGACGAAGACTTTCTGGTTGGCCTCGGGCGCGGCATCGGTCATTTCAGCGTCTCCCGGAAGGCATCGATTGTCTCGACCAGTTCAGCGCCCCGCGGCCCGGCAAAGTTCTTCGCGAACCAGTCTGCGGCTTCAGCCATCCGCTCAGCGGCCAGTAGCGCGGTCTCATAGCTATCGACGCTCAGAGCCCGGTTCACGTTGGCATCCAGCTCGACATCCATGGTGAAGGCGTCGGGAACTGCGAAGATCGCAATGGGGCCGGCGAGGTCCGTACCGATGGCGATCTGAGAATTGTCGGTATCAGTGTTCAAGGACCATCCATCCTCAGAAGCGTCCACCTTGATCCACTGACCTCGGGTTCCTTCTTGGCGGTCGCGTTTGATGCGTTCGATCAGGTTCATGATTTATTCCTTCTGCTCCTTTGCGTATTCGATAATGATCAAACCCATGATGATGAAAACCAAACCGACTGGCACGATCCAAAGTCCTATCAGAATGAGGAATACCATGAACAAGAGTGTGCAGAGACCCGCGATGGCAGTGGTGATTCCGACAAAGAACGTAACAAAGAAATTGCGATCAAAATCGAAAGCCCAAGCGTAAAATTTTCTGATGTGTTTCACGATCGAGATCCATCTATGATGTTTCTGTAGCCCACCGTAATTCGGCAGGACGGCTTGAGGTAGATGTCCTTTTCCTTTGGCGCGTGATCGCGGTGCCATTGTCGTGCATCTGCATGAGCTTGCGCCACAGTCTCAGATGAACTGCAGATCCCAATGTAACCTAGCCGACCTTCGTCCCAATAAAGCATCGCGCTCCACGGGACTTTTCCATGTAATGTCAGAATGACCATCAGAAGATCCACTTGAGAACGCGATACAGGCCGTAGAGCATCCCAGTGCCGATGGCCGCAGCAGGCAGGATCCACCACCCCGAAATGAAATAGGGATCGCACTCACGGCCTTTCGCCGCCTTATAGTCAGCGGTCAATTCCTCGGGTGTCAGTTCATTCATCATAGGAGATCCTTGAAGCTGGTGGCGATGGCGGCCGATTGCTTGCAGAATTCCTCGACCTGACGATTCAAGGCTTCATTCTGCAGGCGGCCGATTTTCAGATTGGCGGCGTCCATTACGCACCGTCATCCTCGGGGGCGCCTTTCTGCCCAAGGAACCCTTCGACATCCAGTTTCAGGTCTGCTCCCTGAAATTTGCGCTGCGCTCGATAATGGGACACCTGGCGCCGGTATTCTTCCAGTTCCCGCAGGTATTTCAGTGACACCGTGGCCAGGGAGCCATCGGTGAAGATGGCTTCGGATTGTTGGGCCGCGCGATCGATACCGCCCACAAAGCCGCCGTTAGCGAAAGAAGGCCAACCGCCCGCGTCAAAAACCTCCCGCTTCTTCTCAGATCCATAAAACTCGCGCAAAAGTTCTTCGGCACAGCGCCGCGGATCGCCCTTGTGAGCCGGTTGTTCCGCGAGCGACTGCGCCCGCTTCTCTTCGATCAGCAGGTAGGTTGCAGCCGCGTAGACGATGGCCCCCAGCAGCTCGTGCTTGGCCGCGTCCAGCTTGCCAGCGGCGGCCATGCTGCACGCCTCCTGGGTCTTCTTGATGACCTGGTACGCGGCGCCGTCGATCTTGCTCGGCAACATGCGGTTGATCTCGAAGATCGGCTGATCGGTGAACGCGCGGCCGTTGGCGTGGCGCTCCTTGCCTTTGCCGCGCGCGGCCTGATCGAAGGCAGCAGTCAGCACGGCAGCGAGGTCTTCGTATCCGGGAACATCCATGGTCATATCAGAATGCCTCATAAATTTTACCGGCAAGCTCTTCGCCCGCAAAGCGGCTGGCCTCCCGATCAGGGTTGTGGTTGCAGCGATCAACGATGGCATCGAACTCGGTCCCATTCTCTCGCCTGACGATGTAGAAATCGATTTTTCTGCGGCTGCGCTGTTGGGGTCGAGATTCCCGCCTGACAATCACGCCACGGTCAATGACATGCCAGTCCGTTGCCATGCAGCCGCGCTGATCAATCTTCAGCAACTCTTTCCCGATGGGCGATGAGGAACACAGTGCCCCAAGAAAACGATGTAGAAGAGACATCAGAATGCCTTTCCACCGGGCTGGAGCCGGTTTTCAATCTTGTGGTCGGGGCGGGTGGCGTTGTAGGCGCGCTTCTGCGCCATCACGTCGAGCAGGTTGATGTGGTCGATCTCGGCGATGAGGAACACGACCTGGATACCAAATGCCATTGCATTGACGTACTTATCCAATCGTCCTTTGCGATAATGTTCCATCGCTCTGCTGACCACGCAGACGAGAACCATGAGACGTTCGCGGCACGTCATGATACGGAGTATCTTACGGTGCCCGTCTGCCTTAGCAAAATTCCAGTCGGGCTGATTGGCGCCAAGTGTTATTTCCGCCCCAATCTGATCCAATTGGCGAATTGTAAAGTCGGCCAATTCGACCGCATACATGGGAAGATTGGGCAGCTTATCGTCCATCAGAACTTCCGCGCCGTCAGCAGCTTCGGCGGCTTCGGCAAGTTCAGACACGGCAAGCATCAGCATTTCGGGACGATTGCGAGTCTTTCGGACATCTGCACCAGTTTGCAGGTCGCTATACCACCCCGCGGCGACATTGCTTCCATGGATTTCAATGGCCATTGCAGTGAAGTCTACATTCTCCGGAAATTTCATCAAATCACCTCACAGGATTTCAGGCGCACGAGGGCGGAAAACTGCAACCTTGAGCGTTTCAAATTTGTATTCCGGGGAAAGGTCTCGGTAAAAGGTTTCAATGTCCTTTTCCGAGATTTCGCGGTGCGACACGAAGACGGTATAGCCGTAGGCTTCCAGTCTTCTGCCGATGGAGCAAGCCCGATCCAGAAGGTTTCGCATCGCGTCAGCGGTGGCTTTCGGGTCGAAGGCGGAAACGCCTTCCTGATTCGCCGACTTGGGAGCGTTTGCCTCACGGAGCCTTTCCATCAGGCTATCGTTCAGCAGTTTCTCCTTCAGCAGCGCCAGTAACGTGGAACCAAGAAAAATTGTGCTACCGCTTGTATCGAAGGAAATGGGGAAAACCTCGCTATTGCAGAAAACACGGCCAAACCTGCCGTTGTTCTCCGGGTCGTATTCCACCGACCACTTGTCATCGATCTTGAGCGTTTTCATTATTTCGCCCCTTCAAACAGGGTCACGAGATCGCCGACCGTTTTCAGGTCTTCAAGATCAGCGTCGGAAACATCGGCGTCGAGCTTTTCCTCGACCTCCATGATGATTTCGATGATGTCGAGGCTGTCAGCCATCTCCTTGAGGTTGGTCTCGCGCGTCAGCTTTTCAGGGACGTGCGTGCCACGGATTTCCCGGATGGCGGTGAACACGGTTTCTTCGATGTTGATCATGCCATCACCTTCTTCACGATGCGCTGGATTGCGGTGTCGATGCTGACCTTCTTCGCCCGCCGGAAGGTATCGAGGCTCAGGTGCTCGAACTCATTGAGGTGGACGACCTCGATCCCAGGCGCCACGGTCTCGCGCTCATCACTGGGGCGGAGGCCCAGCTTGGGTGCTGCGGCGCGCAGCAGGTCGGCGGTTTCAGATTTGATCTGGATGCTCGGCATTGGTGATTCACCCTTGAAAGTTGAAAGATGCAGCAGACTCAGCCGCTGGACCACACGACCCTGACGCGCCGACCGCATAAAGTCAAGTTAGATGTGAAAGTGTGTGATTTTCTCTGGGGCTCCGGTTGGTGCAGATTTCTCTGGGGCGTGACTTTCACTTTTGGGTTGACAGAATGAGACACCGAGGGTAATTCTGGATTCCTTGAAACGATGGAACTGGCCACACCCAGAACAAGGAGATCGCCATGAAGCGCACCGCTCTGACCCTGTAGAACCCTTTCGCCGGCCTGAAATGATATGCTCGCCCAGGGCGCAGATCTGGGCATAAAATCCGAACCAATGGGATCGCCGATGCAACTCAAGATTCCCTCCGCCGTGCGTGGGTGAGCCACGCTTCAAGTTGACCGAAACCTTTCAGATTTTGCCCGACCCATACAGCTTACGTTGACCAGTTAACCCGCAGTTCTCAGATGAGGCTGCGGGTTTTTTCGTGCAGATTTCTCTGGGGCCTCCAGGTGCAGATTTCTCTGGGGCCTGTGACCCGGGCCGTGCGGCCGCGCCTTCGCGCGCGAGGGTGCGCCTATATGCAGCGTGCGGCTGAGGGTGGGCGGTGTGTCGAGGTGCTGCGGCGTCGGCCGGGACTGTCGCCTGATCTGCTGCAGATCGCCGTTGCCGGGCCGCCAGCTCGCCGCCGGGGCTCAAATCGAGCGCCGGGGAATTTTGCGTGACTCTCACTTTTCGCTTGACCGGGGGTCCGCAGAGTTTCACGTTTGATGTGACAGACACGCCAATGAGGAATCAGCGATGACCCTGCAAACCCCGCCCGACGCTCTGGCCGCCCTGGTCCGCGAGATCGAAACCCGCCGCGGCGTGAGCCTGGCCAAGTGAGGCACAACACCATGACCGCAATTGCATTTTCCCAGGAACACCAGTTCCGCGAATACAGCGCCGCCGCAGCGTCGGACGCCTGGCAGGCGCTGCGCAATGCCGCCGACCTGGAGCGCCAAGGCGACCGCGAATCCGCCCAGTGCTGCCGCAACGCGGCCGCCGATCATTTCCGCGCCGCTGCGTTTTTCCGCCGGCTGATCTGAGGAGTCGAAACATGACCATTACCCCCGATTGGGTGCCAATCCAAACCGGACCCGATGGGAACCCGGTTCACGTTCCAGAAGGCGGAGAAGCCGCCCACGCGAAGCGGCAATTGCGCGCCGCATTCCGCTGGCATATGCAAACGGCGGTTTACCGCCGCGCGTGGTATGACTACCCCGAAGGGAAAGCAACCTATTGCCTTCAGCTTGCCCGCGCCGACATTGCCGCAGGCAAAAGCCGCTACCCCGCGCCGATCCGTGGTCACGCCATGCGCGCCGGCTTCGACGCAGACAAGCCCGGATCCGTTTACGTCGAAAAGCCGGAGTCGTTCGGGCTGAGGCTTGTGGGCCGCGTTGCTGCCGAACCCGGCGGGCGTCACGGCTATTTTTCAAACGATGGCGGTTGGTACGACAACCCGCACGGAGAGTCATTCAAAGACGGCGGGGGACTGATTTATGGACTGGTCTACCAGCTGCGCGGCTGTGGCGGGCAAGCGCGCTTTGTCGCGGCATATCAAGACGGCGCTAACCAATCCTGCGCGCTGATCGACTTTTCCAAGGTGTACGCAAGCGACCGCGAAGACTCCTATTGGGTGCGCCACGGCGACAAAGACGACATTGCACCACTACGCGCCGCCGCCCGCGCTGCTGATGACATGGCCAAGAGCGCCGCCGAAACTGAACGGGAATATAACACCGCGTGGCAGGCCGGCAGCCGTTGGGCGCACCATCACGAAGAGGCGGCGACGATCCGCGCGGAAATTCTCGGGATCCTGAAAGAACGCCGCGCTGTTAAAGGGGCGCCCGGGTATCCCGCGCTTTGCCGGGCAATCCGTGACCGCGTGGCCAGTCTGCTGGCAGACCTGCAGGCCCGCCGCCAGAAAATGGCCACCCTTGCCGCCGGTGATCATTCCGTTCTGGGCTTCTGGACGGGTGACAAGGCTTTGCAGGACGCCTTTTGCGACGGCGCCGAACTGGAAGCATTCCCGGGCTGATCCGCATTCACCTTTTGAGAGACATACAAGGAAAATTAGACATGACGATGACCGACACCAAAACCGCCGCGCCCAAAGTCGGAACCCCGGTTTATCAGCGCAACTACGGGAAAACCGGGGTGATTGCTGAAGTGCAGGAAAACCACGGGGCGGCGCTCTATTCGATCGGCGCAGGCGGCATGCAGGCCGAGTCCCATACGCTGACCGTGGTTTGGGAGGATCTGACCATGGTGGAGGTGCTGCAAGGCATCGCGGCGCCGTGGATCGATGCCGCCGCAGCCCTCGGACTCGCCACGGTCGAAAACACGGCCGACATGTTGCGCGATGCCAAAGCCCGGCAGGCTGACGAACGGGCCAAACGCACCCGCGAAGCCGAAGAAGCGGCGGCGCGCAAAGCCGCATGGCTGGCTGAGATCGGACCCAAGATTCCCGCCAATGCAAAGGCGGTGTTGGTGGCCGAATACGTCTCAGACCGTAGCGACTCCATGTCGGACTACTACGGCAGCACCACGACCCGCGCAATTGTGCTTGGCTTCTCCACCCACAAACGCGACCTTTTCCCGGAAATGCGCAAGGCGGCGCGGAACCACGCGGAAACCGCATTCTTGGCCGACGCCCCCGAATCCGCTGAGCATCGCGAAAAGTGGTCAATGGGTGGCGGCTATTACCTGAAAGAAGGCAGCCGCCACGGCGACGGCTGGCGCGTCTCGAAACGCCCTTTCTACAGCGAGAATCCGGCAAGTTCGATTCCCGCCTTTGCGGAATGGGCGGTTGATGCACCCAAGGCAAACCCGGCGCCCGTTGCTGAGGCGGCAACCGGCGGCGCGTTCGATCTGCAAGAGCATACCCACACGAAAAAGGGCTTTCAAATGTGGCTTGCCGTGCCTTCTGAGCGCGTGGCGCGCGAGATCTGGGAAGCCCAGAACGAAGCCGCCAAGGCCCTCGGCGGTTGGTGGTCGCGGCAATGGGGCAAGACGCCCGGCGGCTTTGCTTTCAGGGATCTGGAAACCGCCCGCGCGTTCCTGGCCGGACAAGCCGGGACAACACCGCAGGCAGAGGCAGGCGACACGCCGCAGGCTGCACCCGCTGCCCCGGCCGGGATCGCTGACAAGCTGCGCGGCTTCGCTGACGGGCTGCAGGGCGCGATTGACAACGGCCGCGCTGATCGACTGACGAACACGCCCAAGCGCCAACGGCAGGCGGCAGGTGCGCGGCAACAGGCCGACAACCTGCAGCGCGCGCAAACCGCACTGCGAGCGCTGGCCGATCTGCACGACGCGGGCGAGGTGCCGCCCGAACTGGCCGACCTGCGCACCAAAGCCGCCGCGCTGGAGCTGGCCCGGGAAAAGATCGACCACAGCAATTCCGGGTATTACGACGCAGGGCGGCAGACGGGGCAGCCCGCCACGGATACCCCGGCCGCGCGTGCCTTCTGGGCGCTGGCCAAGCCGAAGAGCGCCGAAGAAAAGCGCGCCGATGAGGAACGGGCGGCCCGGGACAAGATCAGCCGCCAAAAGATCGCGGGCTTTTTCCCGACGCCTGCCGCCGTCGCTGATGAGCTGGCGCGGTATCTTGGAGTGCGCGACGGCGACAAGGTGCTTGAGCCCAACGCGGGCACGGGCGCGCTTTGGGATGCGGTGTTGCGCCGGGCGCCGGGTGCGCAGGTGGTGGCCTATGAGATCAACGGGACGCTGCGCGAATTCCTTGCCACGCAGGGCCGCACTTTGGCCGGCTGGGATTTTATGGAAGCTGAGCCCGTGGCCGAGTTTGACTCGGTAATCATGAATCCCCCGTTCGAGAATGGGCAGGACATGGACCACATTCGCCGTGCATTCGATTTCCTGAAACCGGGCGGGCGCATGGCTGCAATTCTGGCGCCCGGCTATGCGTTCAAACAGGACCGCCGCGCCACGTCTTTCCGGGAATGGCTCGAAACCTTGGAGCATTTCACGGCTGATCTGCCTGCGGGCACGTTCAAAGAATCCGGCACAGGGGTTTCGGCCGTGGTGCTCTATATCGAAAAGGCGGAATGATGAAACGCGGCGTCACAAACAAATTCACAACCGGCCATTTCAGCCTGCGCGAAAGCTTCGACATTCCAGAAGGAACACCCGTGGTTTTTGGGGCGCGGGACTGCGACGGCAAGCCATTCCTGCACTGGGTGCTGAGCGAGCAAACGGCGCTTGAACTTTCCGGAAATGCGCACGATTCAAAATATCGCTTTGTCTCTGTGCATCCGGACCACGTTACCGAAACGGAGTCTTAAACATGCCGGGACTTTTCGAATACCCGCAAGCGTTCGTACTCACCATGGCCAAAGGTCAAGTGGTGCGTGTAATAGTCCATGCCGATGGAACCGTAAAAGGACGCAGGCGCGCTACCGACAAGGCGCAAGCGCTTTTCCCGGATGATCTGGAAAATGGGGTTTGGGCCTTCTGCGAATACCCCTTGCACTGGAGAGGGAACAATCCGCCGGCCGAATTCGCCGAGATCATTTACCCCACGGAAAAGGCGGAATAACCATGAAGCGCAAAAGCCTTTCCACCGATGCGAAGCGCAAGGCAATCGCGAAAGCGGTTTCTGCAATCGCCACCGATGCGCTTGGAATCCCCGTCAAGCTGGAGCGCGGTGGCGAATGGTTCCCGGATGACTACAAATTCAGCGCCGAATACCTGGAGACCGAGCGCGGGCCGCTTTGGTATTTGCGGATCGATGTTGACTCCTTGGGAATCGACATTCACACGCGCTTTGAGTTTCCCGAATTCGCACCGGCTGGTGCCAATCCTTTCTCCGGTAAATGGAATCATTACATCTGGGCCGGCGAAAACGACGCAACCGCAGATTACATGAGGGTGGCAGAAAGGGAATTGCGCATCATCTTCGCACAGTTGCAACTGCGCCCCGGCGTCACTCGCGCGGATCGGCCCTCTAAAGGCGAATTCGTCGCCTTTCACTGTCGCGAGGTGTTTGCCGCATGACACTTGACCAAGCGGGGCGCATTGTCACTTTGACCGATGAACCCGGGCTCCTGCTGAATGACGGTGAAACCGCGCCCGTATTCAGCGATGCAGAAATTGCGGAGGCGCGGTCAATTTGTGCGGCAGCCGTCGCGCAAATGTTTCAATCCCGGCACGGAATGTTGCCGCAATGAGGAATCTTGATATGAAAGCCGCATACCGCCTTGGAGCTATCGCCGGCCGCCTTGATGAAATGGGCGCAATCGCTGCCCGGGATCTGTTTTTCGCGCTGGCCTGCAATATCGACAGCGCCGCCGCGCATGATGGTTTTGACGGCCACTATAGCCGTAATGGGGAGTCTTGATATGCCTTTTTACACGGTAATATGTTTCGAACAAGGCGCACGGAAAGGCGACTTTTGCCACGACGCAACCAACCGACCAGCCGCAATTCGGATTGCCAATGAGCATGCGAGCTTGAAAGGCTGGAACCCGGATAAATGGAAAGTTTATCGCAATGCCGATATGAATAATTCAAACTTCTATATCCGCGACGATAAAGGCGGATTCAAGGTGAAGGAATGAGCGCGCAATCTCCAACATTTCCGGGTGAACCAATGAAAATTACAATTCAAAAAGATTCTCAATGGCGCACGTATCGGGGCCACGGGGTTACAGTTCGAATTCCTCAGAACCCGGCGCAGTCCTACCGTGGTTTCGTGCGTCCCGCCTGGGGTAACGTCTTCTACGCGACACCACGCGACGAGCTGGCAAAAGTGCTGCGCGCCATGCGCAACCTTGTCAAAAGCTGAACCAGTCCTTTAGGCTGAGACAAATTCACAAGGGGAAACCATGGAAAAGCAAACTTTCACAATCACCGGCAAGCCGCTTACCCCGGAAATTCAATCGATTTTTACGGGGCTTCAGAACTTTGACGCCTTCGGCGTTGTCACGGGCGTTGTTGTTCTTGCCGACAAAATCGCAGTGACTTATGCCAACGGCGATACTGTCCATTTCATGCCGTTCACGCCGGGTGCAGCATGAGCGCGCTACATCTCGGCCCCGGCGCCTCTATCCCCTGGCCCGCGCTTTGCCGTCATGTGGGCATTTTTGGCGCCACCGGCACCGGCAAAACCACAAGCGCCGCCGCTATCCTTGATCGTGCCCCGTGCCCGGTGCTGGCAATCGATGCCAAAGGCGACCTAGAGCGGGCCGGGCAGCTGATCCGCCCACGGATGCAGATTGACACCATGGGCGCGGATATGGTCGCGCGGGCGCTTGATCTGAGCCCGGCACAGGCTGGAGCGCTTGCCATTGCCCTGGCATGGGCTGAGGATACCGGGCGCCCGGTGCAATCGCTCGCCGATCTGCGCGCGCTGCTGAGCGACACAGCCGCCGCAGCGGGTGATCTGGGCGCCCGGTATGGCCTTGTGTCGCTGCAATCGGTGGCGGCAGTAGGTCGGGCCATTTTGCGGCTGGAGCGCGCCGCGCCCTGGGCGTTCGGCCCTTCCACGTTCGACCCACGCCGCTGCAGCGGCGTGACGGTGGCCGGGGCTGCGTGGCTTGCCGATCTGCCGGGCGCCTATGGTGCATTTGTGGCGCATCTGCTGGACTCGCTTTACACCGGCCTCGGCGAGCTGGGCGACGTGGCCGCGCCCGGGCTGCTGGTGATGATCGATGAAGCGCACCTAGTTTTTCAGGACGCACCGCCCGCGCTGGTGCGGCGGGTGGAGCAGGTGACTCGCCTGATCCGCTCGAAAGGCGTGGCCCTGGTCTATGTCAGCCAATCGCCGGCCGATCTGCCCGACGCCGTGCTAGGCCAGCTTGCCACCCGGATCCAGCATGGACTCCGCGCCGCCACGTCTTCGCAGGCAAAGGGGCTGCGCGCTGCTGCTGAGACCATGGGGGCAGGTGCTGAGACAATCCGCACCCTCAGCACTGGTGACGCGCTGGTGAGCGTGTCCGGCTCGCGTGCTGCGCGGGTGCGGATCAAGCCCGGCTCGCTGCGCATGGGCTCCATGGATCAAAGGCCGCCTATATTTCCCCGACGCGCCTAGACCTGACTGCATATTTCCCCGACGCGCCCCCGGTTCATTGCCGGGGGTTTTTCTTTTTCCCCGACGCGCGGCCGCATCTGATTAGATTTCCCCGACACGCCGCCGGGTTGAGCTGGGGTAGGGGTCCAGGGTGATCCTATTTCCCCGACGCGCAGGCGGCGCGGCGGGTGCTGCCCTGCTGGTACTGCCGATCTGAGGCGCGGCGGGTGCTGCCCTGCTGGTGCTGCCGATCTGAGGCG